GCGAACTAGCCAGCGACCACCTTTCAGAATGTCCAGTTTATGGCCATTCTGTTCTCACCCTGCTTCGTAATTGCAAGTGGGGCGAGTTGGTGGACTTCCAGTTTGACTATGATCGCGTATCTGTTAACGAGGCGCTAAACTTAAGGCAGGCTCTTGGCTTTTTCCAGAAGCTAAGTGTCTTGCCGTTGGGTCGCGACTTGGAAGCAGAAGCGTGGTCAAAGTTTCTGGAGTGCGAGCGCATGTGCAAGCAAACAAACGATCTTTTTCGGATGTGGACTCGTGGTTCGATTTCATTTCGGCCACGTGACGTTGTGAGGATGTTCCTCGCCCGTCAGAAAATAGCCCGCGTCCTGGGATCGCCGCCTTCATGGGCGGACTTGCAAATGCGTCACGGACCTGGTGCTACGGTACGGACGAAAAAGTCTGAAGCCAGTTGGCAAAGAAAATTTGCTTCTGGTTTCTCGTGTAGCGCCGAACTGTTCTACTCGGGGCACCTACCAAGCGTGCTCAGAGAGTTACCGCACTGGACAGCAGCCTTCGCGTCGTATTACATAGACGATGATGGCTGGTTGTGCGAGAGTGTTCCTGTTGAAATATCAGCAGGGCACTTACAGTTCGCCCTCAAGAGCGCGAAGTCTCTTCGCACCATTGTAAAGAAGCCCGGGCTGAACGTTGTAGTTCAGCAAGGACTACTGCAATGGATAGAGAGACGGATGTATCGCGCTGGAATCAATCTTCGCGACCAGTCCATAAATATGAACAGGGCGCGGATTGGCTCCATCGATGGGTCTATTGCGACCATCGATCTTAGTAGTGCCTCTGACACCGTCTGCATAGAACTTGTCCGGTTCTTGCTCCCTCCTGAGTGGTTTGACATACTAGCGTCAACCCGCACGGGGGCGGTTGTTTACGGTGATACTACGGTCACCCTCGAGAAATTCTCTTCAATGGGAAATAGCTATACATTCCCGCTGGAGAGTCTAATCTTTTGGGCTTTATGCACGTCCATCGACGCCAGCACAACTGTGTATGGTGACGATATCGTGTGCAAGACCGAGCATTACGCAGATATCGTAGAACTGCTCACTCTTTGTGGCTTCTCCGTGAATATGGAGAAGTCGTTTTGGAGTGGGCCGTTCCGCGAATCTTGCGGAGGCGACTACTTAAGAGGCATTGACATTAGGCCTTATTACCAAAAGCACCTGGTAAGTGGCCAAACCCTC